ATATTATTAAGTGCTTACAATAATGTGGTACTATAACTATTAAAAACTATGACATACGAAGAACATAAAAGAATTAAAGCCCAAATAATTAAGGGCGAAGAAAGCTTAAGCTCTCATTACAACCTTGATGACAATGGAACAGCGAGAGCCTTAATTGATACTTGTATAAAAATTATACAAGATGATGACGCAATTATTAATTGCTTAGAGCAATATAAAGAAGCCAATGAAAAGAAGTTAGAATCAAATGAAGAATGGATTCAAATTCTAGAAGTAAATAACAAAAGTCTTAAAGCAGAAATTGAGACAGAAAAAAAGGTTAACAACCTTTTAATGCAAGATGTAAGAGACAAGTCTAAAGAGTTATTTGACGCAGAACTAAAGCACAAACTTTATAAAGCAAAGCAGGAAGGCTTAACAAGTGAGTGAAGGAACTAAGACACAATTTATAATCACGCAAACATTTATTGTTTACGCTACGACACAAGAGCAAGCAGAGAATGCAGTCATAAAAAATGACTTCTCAGAAGTTGATGTCCAAGACATCAGAACAGAAACAACAGTAAACTTTTAATACAAAAACTATGGACGAAAATACAAAATTATTAGAACAACCCAAGCTGACTCAATTAGAGATTGCTTTGATAGAACGAATCTTTAGACTAGGATTCGACTACGATAGATTCAGTACCAATGGACAACAAACCTACAATGAGATTTGTGCAATCCTTGGTGTTGCCAACCCTGAAGAAATACAATCAGACGCAGAAAGTGAGGTGATTCAATGAGTGAACCAACAAAAGAAAAGGTGTACGACAAACCCATTTACTTTGATGTTGACCAAGGTGTAACAGGAGTAAGACGATTCGGTGTTTATGCTCGTAGTGATTCAGAAGCAATCGAGAAAGTTAAATCAGGGGACTTTGATGTACTAGACTTTGAAGTCTTAGAAGTAGATGAACCCTATGTAATTGACGCAGATGAAAGTGAGGTGCAAGATGCCTAATTGGTGTGAAAATTGTTTAAGAATCCAAGGTGACAAAGAATCCTTAGAGAAATTTTTGTTAGCTTGTAGGTGGAAAGGTGCTAAAGGTAGAAGCCAATCGTTTTCATTCTTACCCTTTAGTCCAAAGGAAAGGCAGGAAGACTGGAGCTATGATTGGTGTGTTTCAAATTGGGGAACAAAATGGGATGCAGATACTCATTCCATTTGTGTCAGTAAAGATTGGACAACTATGTATATAGGGTTCGATACTGCTTGGTCGCCACCAATACCTATGCTTGATGTATGGGAAGAAAGGTTTCCTAACTTAACATTTACTCTTAGATATTATGAGGGTGGAATGTGGTTCATGGGAGAGAATGACAATGAAGTTGATTTGCCTGAAATACCTGATGACAATGAAGAACAAGAAGAAGCACATGATGAGTATGTAGCGAGCTTCATGGGCTTTACCGATGATGGTGTAAATCCACATGAAATAATTAGAATACCATTGATAGAAGGAGAAAGTTACAATGCCTGAAGATGTACTATATGTTAAGGACTTGATAGAAGAACTAAAGCAAATGAATCCCCTTGCTGAAGTTTGGATTCAGAGAGAAGATAAGATTGGTTCAACTAGATTTGAAATCAAATACCTTGAAGAAGTAGAACGCAAAGAATATACTGATGACGATTCACGAATCGTAGAAGAAGTATTTATCACATTCAGGGATGAATAAAGAAAATGTTTTCTGCTTTATAGTCACCCTATTTATTATTCTTTGTTATGTTTTGTTATTAGGATACAAATAATAGTTGACAATATTACAAGTGTGTCATAGGAATCTACCTATGGCACATTTTTATAACTGCACAAAAATTAAACAACCATTTCTTGAGAAAGAAATTACTACACCAAGCCAAGCTAAGAAACATAATGACAAAATATTTCCTAGCATAACTACCCTGATTGGTTCTACCATTAAAGACCCCTTCTTGGATTCAATACACAAGCCACGCTCTATGGTAAAGTATGCACGCATGGAAGAGTATGCAGACCTAGACTGGAAGGACATTGAACAACTCTGCTATGGACTTGTTGAATCCCCTGATGGTCGTATGATTCCAAGCTCTGAGTTTGGTACGAGTGTACACAACTCTTGCGAGAAGCTACTCAATGCTATGAAGTTTGGTGACGATGACTATGAACCAAGTATGTATGATGAGTATGCACAACCTTTCATTGATTGGGTTCAAGAAAACAATTACAAAATCATAGGCACGGAATATCCTATTGCTGACAACCTTATTAAAACTTGTGGCACGATTGATGTAGTGCTGAAAGATGAGACGCAAAATCATATCTTCATTTGTGACTACAAGTGCCGAAAGAGTAAACAGTTCTACGACAAGGACTTATGGCAGATGGCTATTGAATGCGAGATGATAAGACGCAGAGGACTAGACTATTTACCATCATGTATATCTGTATGTATTGACATCAATACAAAGGAACACCATCACAAGAAGTGGGACGAAGAGAAGATGAAGAAGGCAATACAAATCGTGAAGTATATTTCTAAATTATACTGGGCAATTCGTATGTGAAGATGAGACGCAATTTTATTTAATATGAAAAACCCAAACTTAGATGAAGAACTTTACTCACTTATAATAAGTAAACTGAGTGACAAGGAAAAATATATTATTATCACTGAAAGTCTTGAGAATAATTATAGATTTTATGAAGCCAAAAAACTTTTGAATGATTTAATTGAAAACATAAAAAATGTAGAGGTAAATTTAAATGAGTGACGAAAACCCAAACTTAAAATATTACGAAGAGATGATACACGGAGAGGATGCCATTCAGTTTGAGGGACTGGACTATGCAATCATTGGTGTAAGTTTAGATGGATACTATGTTTATGAATATGATACGATGGTTTCTATATTCATGGATGAGGATAACATGACTCTTGAAGAAGCTCAAGAGTGGGTAGATTACAATGTTCTATCAGTCAATGCAGGCAAAGGATTTGTGGTAATACATTCTTGGGAGGTATAGTGAACAAATATGAAATCAAATACAAACACTACGATATGCCAGCAGAATATGTGGGCAAGACTACTAAATGGGCGAGGGACGAAAAGCAAGCGTTGGGTTTCTTGTGTACTAGCAAGCCTGATAAATCAGGTCATTGCATTACCAAGAAAGGTGCGAAACTTAAAATCCTATCTGTCCAATGTATATAAGTGCAAATAAAGTTAAGGAATTTAGGGAACTAAATAAGCCAAACGATTGCCCAATACTTTGGACAAAGATAAAGAACCCTGTGTTGGACCACGACCATCAGACTGGAGAAGTCAGAGGTGTCATAGACAATAACGCTAACAATCTCATAGGTGTTATTGAGAATAAATTTTTCTCTTATTGTAGTGGCAAGAAGGAAGACTTACCTGATGTACTACGCAGAGTCGCAGACTATTTAGAGAGACCACGGACTGGGTACTTACACCCAGTTGGACTCAACCAATTAGTCAGTAGATTCAAAAGAGAATCAAAAGAAACACAACTCTATATGTTATCGCAATTTACTTTTGTTGAAGAAAATGAAATAAAAGCTTGCATTAATGTAAAAGATAGGGCAAAACTATACCGCACATTACTTAAAACATTTTATGAAACAAAAACTATTAAACATACAGAGCGAGTTGAACGCTCCGAAAACTCAGTTCAACAAGTTCGGTAACTTTTATTACCGAAACCACGAGGACCAATGCAACGCATTGAAACCCTTGTTAAAGAAATACAACTGCTCACTTATAATCTCTGACGAAGTCAAGGAACTAGGTGGCATCTTATTCTGTGAAGCAACCTCTGCTTTGTACTGTACTGATACCAATAAACTTATTGGTGCATCCAAGGCACAAGCAGGCATTGACCCAAAGAAGAAAGGAATGGATATTAGTATGACATTCGGAGCTGCAAGCTCGTATGCTCGTAAGTATTCCATCAACGCACTTATGTTGTGTGATGATAACAAAGACGCAGACGCAACTCATAAGTTTGATGACAAGCCTGTGACTAAGAAATCACCTGATGAAACAGAGGAAGAAGAATGGATTTAACTAAAGCCTGCGAACCTTTAATCAAGCCCAAGGAGGCTTGTGAAATACTAGGAGTCAACATGACTTCTTTACGAAGCTATGTGAAAGCTAAGAAGTTTCCCACATATCAACTCTCACAAAGATGTTTTCGTTTCAGACGCTCTGAGATAGAAGATTTTATTAACAATAACATTAAATAATCAATACACATTATGGCAGAAAAAACCTATGATAATACTAATGGTGGAGCATTGTTCCCCAATGATAGAAAAGAAAAAGAAACACATCCTGACTTCAGAGGAAACATCAATGTTGATGGAAAAGAATACTGGATTAAGGGATGGAAGAAAAGTTCCAAGGCAGGAATGAAGTTTGTTTCTTTATCTGTAACAGCGAAGGATGCTCCGAAAGAAGCACCAGCAACTGAGGAAGACCCATTCTAATGCAAGCTCCTCCACGCAATTCGATAGCACCTGATAACGAAAAATACTATGACAAAGATTGGTATGATGAGTTCAGGGAACAGATAGTCCAAGAACTTCTTGATGTAACAGCTAAGAAGAACAATGACTATACTACTGGTACAACGAACACTAATCCATTTGCAAACTTTGACCGAAGCCAAGACTTCGGTGTGCAACCCCTTGTCGGTCTGTGCATTAGGATGCAGGATAAGTTTCAGAGAGCCATGACATTTGCGAAAGATGGTAAACTAGAAGTTACAGAAGGCAATGACACAACTAAAGATATATTCTTTGACATTGCTGGATATTGTCTTCTAGCTATGGGTATGCTTGAGAGAGAAAAGCAAATCCAAAAAAATACTTTCTAACAATTAATAACACGCTAGGTTGGTACTCTCTGCCAGCCTAGCATTTTTATCTTATGACTATGCCTAAAGAAATTAAAGAAGCCACAACTGTAGCACTTGACACTTACAACAATATTGATTTCAAAAATAAATCTGAAGCAGATGCTTTACTCTTTAAATTCTTAGGGCAATTACTTACCACACTACACACTACAACTGAAAAACTAGATGGAGATACCACATAATCAAGATGCAGAAGAAGCCATACTCTCTTGTTGCATTAACGGAATAGAACAAAACACATTTGAAAAAGCACAACCACTACTTAATCCCAAAGACTTTTACTTTGACGACCATCAACTAATATGGGAATCAATGTGCGAACTTTCAAGTGAGTCAACAGCGATTGACTTAATTACAGTAACCGAAAGGGTTGCTTCTAAGAATCCTGATATGCGATTTACGACTATGCAAATAGCCGATAAGATGCAATCAGGGTTAGCCTTGATGAACTATATTGATATTGTTCTCAAGAAGTCTAGGCTTCGTGCAATGCGTAGAGAGTATATGAATGCTCTCGATAAGATACAAGAAGACGCAGACCCACAAGCAATAGAAGATTGCATTCAGAAAGAACTGGATGGATTCAAGCCAAGAGAAAAAGAAGTAACACACATTCAGAACTCCCTGTCTGTAATCAAAGATGAGTTTGATGCAATGGCTAAAGGCGAGTTCAAGCACGAATACATACTCACTCACTTACCCCACTTAGACGAAAAGATTAAATTAGAATTAGGATGTGTTTTCACAATTGCTGCCCCAACAAGTGTAGGAAAATCTGCACTCAGTCTAAACATTGCAATGCGAAGTTGCTCAAAAGACAAAACACCAACGCTCGTATTCAGCCTAGAGATGCCTCAGAAACAGCTTACAAAACGGATGATAGGTGCGATGTCCAAATCAAATACAAAACAGATTGAAGAGGCAGTAGCGTCCCATAAAACACTATCTAAGGTACACAAAGCCATAGACAAATTAAATGAGATGCCAATGCACACAATTCATACAGTAAAAAGTGTGAATCAAATAGCTAGTGATGTCCGTAGATATAAGAAGGAACATGGTATCAAGCTAGTGGTTATAGATTATCTACAACTTATACCATTTGACGCAGGCAGAATGGGCAAGGCAGATGGGATTGCTATGATTTCTCAGAAGATAAAACAGATAGCTCTTGAGAATGATGTGGCTATTATTCTTTTGTCTCAGCTAAATCGTGAGGGAGCAAGAGCAGACAAGCCTGACCTGTATCATTTAAAAGATAGTGGCAGTATTGAAAATGATGCAGACATTGTTTTAATTATGAACTGTAAAGACAATGACCCTGAGTCAGCTAAGTTTACAGATGATAAAGGAACTTATATGCACATCAATTATGTTATTGGTAAGAACAGAGAAGGAGAAAGAGGAGTCAGAGGATTCTTTAAGTTTTACTCTACATATGGTATTTTTTATTAATCATGGATGCACAACAAATAAAAACTAATACGACCGAAAGGTTACAAACACGAATCAATATGATTCGAGAAGAGTCTCGCACTCTCTCCCATCGGATAGCAATTCTTGAGGAAAGACGCAAGGAGCTACAAGAAAACAAGAAGCACTTCAAAAGTTTGCTACAAGAACTAGAGGGAAAATAAATTGTAGCATAGTGTATAATATATTTTGAGGTAAGTGCCAGCAGTAATGCCCACAAAGAATGTCATAGTTCTTAGTTAAATCCTCAAATGTGTGGTAGCCCTACTTGGTTTCAATTGTTTGTACCAAGTGGGGCTTTTTTTATTGACGCACACATATTTGTATTCAATATCAAAAGAGTAGCCAGCAGTTCTGGTTATGTAGTTAAATGGTTTCAGAGGGCTATCAGTAATGGTAGCCCTTTGTTTATATACCAAGTAAGTCTCTTGTGATTTGGCGAGGTCTTGGCTCTATCTTCTCAAAGAGTCCAATGAATCCCTCTTCTTGCTGACGCATTCTTCTCTTCATGAAGAAGC